TCTCGATCTCACCTGCCATTGGTTTTACCTCCAGTATTCATTTTTAATTTAATCAATTCAATCTGATCGTTGGTCAGAATACGAAGCGCATCCCGTGCTTTTTCATCTGAATACTTGAAGTATTTTTTGATGAGGTCAAGATTATCAATCTTGTCCTTACGCTGCCAAGGAGAGAAACGACGTTTCTTTCTCAGACTATTTAGATAAAATGAATATTGAAGATCATTATCAAGTTGGTGAAACTCATTGAGAGCATTGGCATATAGCACAGTCTCTTTGAATCCACTAAAACATTTGTTGACAATGTATGGAGGATACTTCCTCATCCAGTCTTCACCACGTTCACGAAGATCTTCTTTAGTGAAATTAATACTGTTTAAGTAATCAGTTAAAGGGTAATCCTTGTGGTGCTTTGACATAGTTGGTGATGAGAAGTTCTTTACGTTTTGATTGTGCAGCGTTGTAACCGCCTGTAGATCTCATTGTATATGTGAGATCCCATTCTGCCTGTGTGTGATCTGGAAACAGACCACGAGTATTTTCATTTGAATTATAGGTGATCATCCATTTGCAGGTAGACTCATTACATACACGTGCAAACCTTTGATGATCAAATCCTTTGTGCATAGAACCCTTGGTTCCGTACAAGAAATCTTTGATGTCATATGGAGGATCTAGGAAACAAAATATATCCTGATCATCCGTCATCAGATCTTCATAGTCATTGTTAGTGATCTCCCAGTGCTCAATGATATGACTATAGTGTGCAAGTTTCCTGATTCCTTTCTTGCTGAAGTTTGATACAGATGCCTGCTTAGAAAATGAACTGTTCTCTGTCAGTCCAGAGAATGAACACTTATTAAGCACGTAGAAATAAACTGCCTGTTGAAACTCATCCACATTTCCAATGTCTGCTTTACATTTCTGAAAGAGTTCTCTTGCTTTCTGCTCATTGTCGTGATGATTCTTGACTGACATCAGAGTATCACTCAATTCGTATCCACGATCTTGAAGTTGTACCCAGAAGTTATACAAGTAAAAGTAAGTATCATTCACCCAGACAGGGGTGTCAGGATTCTCCTTTGAGAAATAGATTGCCATAGAACCACCACCCAGGAATGGTTCACGAAACTCTTTCACGTAATCAGGAAACTGTGGATACAGTTTTGCAGCAGCACGTGACTTCCCACCTGGATAGCGGAGCGGAGTTTTGTACGATTTCATCTCACTGTACTTTAAAGTCATACTCAATAGTAATTACCTTACACTGCTCACCAGTGTGACTCACTTTGATATGTGTATTCATTATACCACCAATTCTTTCTGAAGCATACTTGATGTCATCAAGAATTTCGTTCTCTAGGTCCTTGTAAGGATCGTAGTGCTTGTCAATTTTCATTAGGGTTTGGTTGCATAACAGGGTCATCTTGAACCAACTTGATGTTGGTCATATTTTGTCCGAAGGGTCCGAAGTTAATAGGACCAGTTGGAAGTGCATTCCACGCAATATTTGCACGGAACATATCACCCACGTGAGGTGTTGAAAAATGAATTAACCAACTTGGCCAGACTACCAGTGTCCCAGGACGCCACTCAGGGGCGCTACAAGCGTTCTTATATGCTGAGGAGACTACTTCCATCTGATTGTAAGAACGGACCCAACAGGGGTCTTGGAACTGCGTTGGGTGACCTTCAGTTAGATTGAAGATACCTGACCAGTATGAAAGAGGGTGTCTGTGTGGTTGATGCATCCCTTCAGAATGTGGCATCGATACGTTTCCCCACATCATAGAGACTTCAAACTTACCCCACATCTCAAACTCTTGATCAACCTTAATCTCTTCCAGACATTCTTCGATCCAAGTTGTAAGTGGTTGAAATGCAGGAAGGTTTTGAAGATTACCTTTAGTAGACTGTACAGGATGTGGGAAGTTAAACATACCACGTTCAATAGGATCAAGAGCATCCAAGATAGGATCTACAAGATCGGGTCTTTCAAAGGTAAAGATCTCGATAGGAAAGATCTCGTGCTTTTTCATTGCTTTCGGGTAATTCAATTTCATTTCTTGAATACTCCTAGTCTAACTAAAATATAAAATGTAAGAGTTGTCCAGAAGACAATTTCTAATCCAATGTGATTCATTTTTTCCAAGTAAACATAGAATCATATGTTGCCATATGACTATTGATGTCATTTATATCTCTAAACTCTGCCACACCAACATTAACTGGTTCAGCATTGTAATCGTGCCCAATGATTAGACCACCCTTTTTAATTTTAGGATACCAATCATTTAGTTCACGCTTTACTTGTTCGTAATTTAACCAAGCATCAAAGAAAATAAAATCGAATGTCTCATCGTCACAGTCTTCGTGAAGGGTATCTGTATTACCTTTCCAAAGTTCAGAACGATGTTGCTCACCAGACCATTTGATATGATGCTTGGCGATCCATTCGTGTGTCTCCATCTGTGCAGGAGAAGTAGAGTTTAAAGGACCATCACCTTCTGGGTTCATCCAGTCTGTGTATGGTTCCCAGTTATCAACACCGTACAACTTCTTTACGTTAGGACAGTTCTGTAAAATAGTTAGAAAACTTTCTGCACGAAAGACTCCAAGTTCTAAACCAATAAGGTTTTCACCGTGGAGTCCAATCAGCAAGACTGCTGATCTAATATCTGTTAGAGCGTCTACAAAGTTATACGCTTTTGGGTATTTCAATTTCATTTAAACTCGCACCTCATCATAAGTTCAGTAAGGAAAGCAACCAAGTTAATCTCTTGGTCAGCAACAAACGCTGCCTTGTATTGGTACTCACCAATAAGAAGAACTGCCTCAGGAATAGATCGTGGTGACATATATGTATAGAGACTGTCGTACACATTCCTGATGATCTGTGTAGGTTCATTGTCCAGATTCTGAACAACCCACTTCTTCATCTTAGTAAACTCTTTGTCCTTGAGAAACTTTACTAGGTCGTCAAGTTTAGTATCAGATACAGCAGCAAGAACACCAGTGTCAATCTTACCGATAGAAGAATAACGTTGGAGTTCATTTAGTGTACGTCTGAAGTCAGGGAAATATTTCTGTACTAGCGCCGCCAGAACACGAGGTTCCGAAGAGACCTTTTGCTCTTCAAGGATGGACTGGACACGCTTGAAAAACTCTGCTGCGAGTTGTTGCTTTTGTTTGCCTGTGATTCCGAAGTCAACAACTGAGCAGCGAGAATGGAGGGGGGCAATGATTTTGTTTTTGTAGTTGCAGGTGAAGATGAATCTGCAGTTGCCACTAAACTCCTCAATACTTGCCCGTAGGAGGAGTTGAACATCATTGGTTGTGTTATCTGCTTCGTCAATGATGATGACTTTGTGTTTAGAAGTTGAAGTAAGCGATACGGTCGAAGCGAAATTCTTCGCATTGTTTCTGACTGTATCGAGAAACCGTCCTTCGTCTGATCCGTTGATGACATAGTAGTCTGCCTCTAGTTGTTCACATAATGCTTTTGCTACTGTAGTCTTGCCAATACCAGGAGGTCCAGACAGTAGCAGGTTAGGGATCTCACCTTGCTCTACAAACTTGTTTAGTACACTCTTGATATTCTCGGGCAGAATACAATCGTCGATCTTACGAGGACGATATTGTTCACACCAAAGAAAATCACTCATAATGAAATAGTCTCTCCTGAGAGATGTAAGTTGAAAGAAAATATAATCTTATCTTCAGCAGCACGATGTGGTTGTGACTGATGGATAAGATAGGATGGGAAGAAAATTATATCACCTTCCCTACATTCTGGTTCAATCGATTCGATTTGTCCAGTCCACGGATCAATCAACGGTGAGAAGAATGATGTGGGTTTATGTGCTCTGCCTAGTTGTGCATAGAATACCGAAGAGTATCCAATTGCACCGTGATTGTGTGCAGCGTGACAAGTGTTAGCGGGATACTTTTGGCACCACGCATTTGACACAAATGCTCCAGGGTTCATACTAGCAAACACTTGGAGCGGTTCGTGCAAGATTGTCATTAACTCATCATAGTATTCTGGGTTGCGTCCTGCAGCGTAATACTTATGGAAATCGCTATACCCCCCATTGAGATAATCATCTTGCATCAAATCCTGACACTCTGGATCGTTCCAGTTAATCTCGTTCAAGAAATTCATCTTGATTGTTTCCCAGTCTTTTACTGAGTGGATATAAACTGGAACTGAGAAGAGGTCAGATTTAATCATTTGCCTTTAGGTTCTAGAGCGATGTAGTATTCAAGATCTGTACTGGTTGATTGGAAGTGACCGATCTTGTTCTTAGCAATACGAACTTTGTAATCACCAGGGAGAAGACGAAGGTTCTCTACTTTAAAACAATAGCAGAACTCATCCTCAGGAGAATCAAGAACACCAACTGGAACACTGAATGTGTTACTAGTTTCATTCTTCTTATCACAAACCATCAAGTTGATGTTACCACCACCATTGTACAGACATAGGTCAGGTACTTGGTAAACGGATGCAGCACGTTGAAGGTCAGCAAGAGTATCAGTGCGAAGATTAAATTCTACATCTACCCCAGGGATGTCCAACTCTTTGGACGGTGGTTTCGTGATGATGTCTGGGTCACTGTAGTAGTATTGTGTCTTTGCTTGGTGGACTTCATCTTTGATCTCAAGTTTCTGAGGATCACTGAAGTCAAAAATTGGATTCTCAAACAACGAGAGACCAGAGAGGAAAAGACCCAAGTCATAAATCGGGACTTGCTGAGGGAACTTTTCAGCAACTTCGACAGAAGCATAAATGTTGCGATTGACAGAGATCGTACGGATCCTACTGCCAGGATCAATAACGATCGACTTATTGATGGTAGCAAAGTTTTTTAGGATTGATTGTGTTTTTTTAGAAATCTTGACTGTGCTCATTGAGGATAGGATTCAGTAATTTGGTTCTTGTTAGAGAAATGGAATAGAAGGACTGCGTAATGCATCACCTTAAAGAGGTCCACTTTAGCACATCCCTTCTTATCATAGCGAGAGGCATACTTTAGAATGTTACTTCTACAGAATGCCTCAGCGTCACCACACGCTTCAATTAGATCTAGAGTTTGAATCTGATCATTGCCTGCTGAATAGTGACCTCGATATGTTCCAGTGATGTACTCTTTCAATTTTTGAAGAGTTTCCTCTTCTTCATACTTACACGACATAACCGTATTGTTCTCGAAGGATTTTTTTGTAAGGTTTCCCTAGTGCCTTTAGTTCAGTAACAAGTTTGAGTTTGTTGTGAAGGGCAGTGTCGCCACCCAGTTTAAGGGCAGCGACAATAGTGAGGAGTTCCTCGTCGTTAATAGGGAGATCCATAGGATGCTTTTAGTTTATCAGAGTTATCACCCTAAGTCAACATCGTTTCCATTTAAAGGAACAACTTTGTCACCTTCGGGTGCGAAGTCCGCGTCAATCTTGTCGTACAGTTCAAAGAATGCTTGCTTAGTCTCATCATCAAACCTGTTGATGCTGTACTTGATTGCATCTTCTTTGGAACCGAAGATATTGAATGCCTTGGCAATGTGAACCAACCGACGAGTAGAGATTAACTCATCGATTCCACCTTCAGCAAATGTTCTACGGATGATAGATGCCCAGTCAGCAAGACGCTTACAGAAGTCATCATCAGAGCAGATTGCTTTGAGGATTTTGGTTTCAGTTACCACTGTTGGGTAATCTTGTTCGAGGGTAATAGCAAAACGCTCTAGGAATGCTTCATTGAGAACATTTGTTCCAACAAAGCGACCGTCATCGCTGCCTTTACCTTTAGTATTTGCAGTTGCAATAACATTGAATCCTGGGGATGGTTGTACATAACGTCCAATCTTCTTAAGGAATACACCTTTACCTTCCAGTACAGATTGAAGACATAGGATCTTGTTCGATGCAAGATCAACTTCATCTAGAAGAAGGACAGTTCCTTTCTCCAGAGCATCGACGACTGGTCCGTTGTGCCAAACAGTATTACCATCAACAAGACGAAACCCACCAATAAGATCATCTTCGTCTGTTTCAATAGTGATATTTACGCGAATCAACTCTCTATTTAGAGATGCACACGCTTGCTCTACACCTAGAGTCTTACCGTTTCCTGACAAACCTTGAATGTAAGTAGGATAGAATGCTTTACTCTTGATAACTTTCTTGACTGTAGAGTAGTTACCGAAAGGAATGAAGTTGGGATCTGTTGTAGGAACAAGAGATACTGATGGGGCAACTGCTGCTTCGAGTTGCTTACGTGCTTCAGTAACTGTGAGTTGCCACTTGTTGTAACCTGCTTTGTACTGCTTCATACGTTTCTTGACAGTGGCAAGAGAACATCCGAAGTGGTCAGATGCAGAGAGAAGATTAGGAACAGAAACTTCTGGTCCGAAGTTCTCTACAAGATAGTTGAAGAAGTCTTCGGTTGTGTGTGGGATAGGATCGAAAGGCATTTGTTTAATGTGTGTTTGATTTGTTTGCTATGAATTAAGTATAGTGCATCTGTGGCACAGATGGTATGGCAGTGTGCCACTTATGCGATTGTCTTACTTAGGGATGAGAGCATCTTCTTATTGCTCCCCTTACCTTTGTAAAGTTTCTTGAAGGCAGCACGGATCTCTTTGATTTCAGCACCGTCCTCGACTTCGATTGACTCACTATCTTCTAGTGTGTTTGTAGGCATAACGTAGAGTACATCATACTCAGACTCTGTGATCTCTACAAACTTGTCCTTACGGAACTTAGCGTGAGCAAGGTCAACTCTCTTGAGGGCATTCATATACCCAAGTTGACGGAGGTAACCTGCTGCATCACGTGAGTTAACCAGACGGAATCCGATAGTTGTTACCTCAGGGAACTTCTCCTTAAGATTCTGAAGGAAGATGTTTACTTGATATGAAGGATTATCTTCTTTCTGATAGATCTTACCAAGTTTACGATCGCGAAGTTGGCACCTACGTCCGTATGCATTCTCAAACAACCTACCTGAGAAGAGACCGCTACGCTCACAGAAGTAGGATGCAGGACCAGACTCACCGTCAGTCAAGATTGAAAGAGATACTTTCTGAGCACCAGTCTCTTTCTTGAACTGAGGGATGATGGAGTGCATAGCAGAGATAGACTCAAGAAGAGGTGTACCACTGAGACCTAGACCTGGAGCGTGGTTGAAACCGTAGTGACGACCATACCAGTGTCCTCTGTCGCTGCAGTTAGATGCAACGTTTCTCCAGAATGTCAAGCAAGAACGATCGAAGTCTTTCTTTTTCTTTGCTTCAGAAGAAAGCATTTCTACAAGACAGAATCCGTTAGAGAATGAGATGTTACCGTACTTTGGTTCAAAACGTTCATCTTCGGGTTGTTCCTGATTGTAGAATGCATTCCAAGCGTAGGTGAATGCATAGCAACGGAATGGGATGTTGATCTTTCTGCAGAAGTGTGCAAGTTGTAGGACTTGCTTGGCAGTATCAAACAGGCAGTTTGACATAGAACCTGACCAGTCAAGAAGGAAGATCATACCGTGGTTCTTACCATCAGGTATAACTGTTACTCTCTTGAAGATGTCATCGTTGTACTTGTACTGGTGTAATACAGTTGTGTTTAGAACACCAGTCTTAGATGTAAGTGAACGTGCATAGGAGTCTGCTGCTTTTCTGCACTCAAACTCTTTGATAAGATAGTTGATTTCTTTCTGAGACTTTTTGATGAACTCATTGTACTCAACTACAGACTTGTCAAGTTCTTCTTTCTCGTGCTCACTATTGGCACCTGCCCAGAAGGACTCAGAGTGGTTTACAAGTTTCTCCCAACCGATAACTAATTTTTTAGTATCGACAGTAGGGATCTCAATGTACTCGGAGTCATATGTATTCTCAACAAGATCCTTGACTGCATCTTGGAACTGTTGATCGGTGATTGACTCTAGAGGATCTTTAGTATCTGTACCTTCTTGTCCGTTGGATTGCTGATCATCAGTTGGTTCTGGTTGACCTTGCTCAAAGGATGGATTGTCAATGTCTGCATCAGGGTTTACGTCCTCTTGGAACTTTTCCTGATCAGCAGGACCATCAGTCTTTTCATCAGATGGAATCATCTCACCTTGTCCACCACCTTGAGGTGCACCCTTAGGAACTGGAACTTCCTGTGTCTGCTGCTCTTCAAGAGTCTCCTTCATATACTTGAATACCTTAAGAGCAACGTCACACGCTTCTTGGAAAGTCTCTGCGTTACCAGTCTCATCTACAAATACTTGCTCTTCAGCAGAGAAAGGAATGTTTCTGAAGTTACCGATCTTGAAGTGAAGGTTGATACGATCGATAAGGTTTAGTTTGTATGCTTCAGATGCTTGGAAGAAGTCTTGAGCATCTAGATCTCTGTATCCTCTGTAGAAAGTTTTTGGTAGACCTTGATAGCGTCTCTTCATCATCTTCTCGATACGTGCATCTTCTGTCACGTTGACGTATGACTGAGGACATTTGAACTGATCTGCATTCCAGTCAGCAGGAGTGTAAAGTGCGTGTCCTACTTCGTGTGCTACAAGTAGATCATAAACCTGCTCAGTTGCTTTCTCCCACTGAGGAAGAGTTAGAACTCTACGCTTGACATCAAATGATGCTGTCTCACATTTCTTGTGCTCGATTATAAGGTCTTCAGTTGCGAGCAACTTAGCAAGTGTACCTTTGACTCCTGTGTTTACTGTCATTTGTTTCCGTGTCTATGTACATATTATAAAACCCCTCCAAGCGAATGGAAGGGTTAGTGTGCCAGTTTGTCAACTGTCTACTTTGCGTTGAATGCTATCGATACTCGTGGATGATCTGATCGGTTCTCTGATGTTTTGTGCTCCAACCAAGATGGGAATAATACTAGTGTGTTAGGTGTACAGGGGAAAAATCTACCTTCTTCTGTACCCCACATTGCCATCTTAGAGTATGGATTTGGATTCATAAAAACGATTCCACCCATATTTGCTGTGGTCTCGTGATAATATACTCCAGATACAACAGAGTTAGCGTGAGTATGAACTGCCTGACTGCTACCCTTAGGTAATTTATTTATCCAACTTTGAAAAATTTGTGCCTCAGTATAAACTTGTTCTAAGGAATGCATAATAAATCTTTCAAACTCTGGCATATCATATCGTTTGAATAACTGTAGACCGTACATACCATTGTGCGATCCTTCAACGATAGAACGTTTTGCACCTGGGGATAAGTGAGATAGGATCTCGGGGTCGTCTGGTAGTGAGTTTATTTCATCTGTAATCATAGAGTTATTATGATTAAACACATAGATTGTGGTAGGAAATAATTCAACCCTAGAAGTTTTCAATGGGTCTAAGAAGTCCTGGGTAAATTGGGAAATCTTACTTCTCGGACTTTCTGAGGTATCTTTAGAGTAAAACTGATGCTCCATCGTTCTTGGTTTTCATAATTTTGTCGGACTTCGTGATCATTATAACCTGGCCAGAAGTATAAGTCACGCTCTCTTGGGATTTGACAATGTGTGTATGCCCAATAAGGTTGTATTCTATTTAACGTTTCGACAGAGTGTGCGGGATGATAGAAATATATGTCCCCAGTGTCACCTGGTGGGACCTTGACATAGTAAGTCCCTGCCATATCGCAATCTGCGTGGTTGTGACGCATTTGGAACCCACCTTTCGGATTGACGTTGACCCACATCTTGTCAATCTGGAGTTCTTCATCAAAAGGTTCGATGTTCGAGAGAACCCAATCTGCAAACTTTGGATACACCAAATGATATTCAAAGTTAGAATGAATAGTTGAGTACCCAGTGCCATAAAAAATATTGGTATCTACACAGATGTCATCACGGTGATCCAGAAGATCAAACTTAAATTCATCGTGCTTACTGTACCCATTGTTACTAGTAAAAAAAGGATGACTAAACATTACTCATAAATGAATGATTTACTAAACCCGTTTACTTTTTCAAAACGAATTTGCTTCTCAAACTTATCTGCAAGCACCTCACCTTTATGTGAGATCACAAAGAAGTTCGTGTCGCTACCTAGACTCTTAAGAATTTTTAAGAGTTCATCTGTTGCTTGGTTATCTAGCGATGAATCAAACACTTCGTCAAGGATGAGAAGGTTTGTCGCTACAGAGTTTTTGAGTTTCGCAACGTGTCTCCAAGTAAATAATAATGACAGATCAATCTTCTGCTTTTCGCCTTCAGAAAATGAGGCATAGGAGAACTTGTCGCGATGGCGAGATTTTATCACCTCGCTAAACTCTTCGTCAAGGGTAAAATTAACGAAGGTATCCATCTCACCCAGATACTTATTGATTCTCTGGTTGATGATAGGGATATACTTAGCAATAATTTTAGACTTGATACCACCATCCTTAAGGAGGTTACCAACTAGTTTGTAATCTAATGTTTCTCTAGAAACTTTAGAACAAGACTCTTCCTTCTCGTCATAAGTTTGTTGGAAGACAACTAGTTGTTCTCTCTCTTTCTTGATGTCAGGTAATGTATTTAGACGCTGAACGTGAGATAAGATCTCACTATTCTCTTTCATTAAATTCTTTTCTTCATTGTACAGACGGCGAATCTCAAATTGATCTTCCGTAAGTTGATTTGTATCTTTCTTAATGCTCGTACAAAGTTCTATAGTATCTGCAATCTGTGTGTCAAGTTCAGATACTGCAACACGCATCTCTTCGTACTTCTTCGAATAGATAGAAACCTTCATATTTCTAAACGATTCTTCAATATCCTGAGAGCAGGTAGGACAGGTTGAGTTCTTCTCAAAGAATTCTTTATCCTTGATAGACTTCTTACCTTTGTCTTGTAATTTAGATTTGATCTTATTTTGCTTCATCAAAATACTCTCGTGCTTCATCAACTCTTCTTGCATAGACTTGAGTCCGATGACACGAGAGTTCACAATGGAGATCTCTTCTTTGATCACCAACATTCTATCTTCATTGTCTTTAAATTTATCTTGCTGTCTATTGATACGCTCATCATTTACTGCTGATAACTTATCAACAGTTCTCTTCTGAGAATTAATTGCTTGTTCTGCAAGTTGTAA